AAAGCCGCCTTCCCCTGCAACTTGTGGAGTTCCGACTCCGATGTTGCCACCTCCAGACCCTTGTGTGTCTGAGACATTTGCTCCTGCAGGTACTCCGTTAGTAGGTCCCATGCCACCTTGTTGTGGGTTAGGGCCTTGAGTTTGTTGATTTCCATTTGCTTCTCCCATGAGTTTCATAAATATTGCTGCTTGTTCTGGGTCATTAACAACTTGGTCAGGGTCTACATCTAACGACTTTGCAATCTCTTTAATAATACTATGCCATTTTACAAAAGGTGCTAAGAACTGATTTGATGCTACTTGCATAAATGTCATTAATCTTTGTGACCTTACTTCTTTCATCATTAAAGAAGATGTACCTCTTGCCTTAACTCCTAAGTCGCCTTGTATTTCTGGAATATCTTTATTGAATTGCATATTCCATTGATAGAAAGATTCACCTAATGGCTTTAATAAATAATCATCTATGTTTTTAATTACTGTTTTAATATTTAAAGCTGCAGCACCCATTAACATAGACATACCTGATGCTGTTCTTGTTGTAGATTGTATACCTGTTTGTCCATGTGAATAAGAAGGTATACCTGTGGATTCATCTGCTAGTTGTCTAAATCTATCAAACATCTGCATATTTTCTGGTGCAGTGTTTGGAAATCTTAAACCATGTATAGCTTGTCCTGTTTGTCCACTTTGTCTTCTAAATATTTTTCCCGGATAAACTGACATGTCCTGACCGGGTACTAACATAGTTTCATCTACATCAAATACTAAATTTCCTGCTAGTGCTAAATTATCAATAGCCATTCGTGCATGACCATTCATAATTGTTTGTGCGTCATCCATATTTTCTGGAATACCTACTCCAAAAACTGATATGGATTAATTTCATAAGGTGCAATCATAAAAGGTATTCTTGCAGGAGTAAAAGGATTTAATACTAATCTTAGTATATGTCCATTACATATCCATGCATTAATTTGCACTTCATCTAATTCTGTTTTTAATCTGTGGGGATATCAATACCAGTTTCTTCTACAAAATCTTTGTCCATTGTACCCCAATACTCTAGGACTTCGTATCTATTTTTACTAAACTCTTCTTGATTTTCTCTATCATATAATGCTGTTTCATAACTTCTTGTTTCATAATTAGAACCTACTGCTAAACAATCTTTAATTGCACTTTCTCTAAAGAAAGGTCTATTAGCTAAATCTCTAAGTTGTGTTCTATTATATACGTGTCTTTGTATAACATAGTCTGCATCATCAATAGTAACAGCATCTGGGTCAGGATAAAAATCCCAACAACTGACTGCTTCTACTCTTGGAACTAATTTATTAATAGGTTTATATTCTCTTTCACCTTCTTCGTTTAGTTCCCATTTATGTTCTGCTTGTTCATAGTTAAAAGGTCCTTTAAGAATACCTGTACCTAATAAACACATTTCAAATAAAACATGTCTCATTACAGATATTGCATGTGACTCTTCTAACTGGTCATGGATTAAAGTCTCCATGTTTTTAGCTGCCTCATTTGCAGGTTCTATTTGAGGCATTGATTTTAAATCAGGTGCTGCACCTTCTTCAAATCCTGCTTTTTCGTATTTACTTTTTAAACCATTTAGTATTTCATCTGCAGTAGCACCCGGAGATATTTCTCTACCATCACCCTCAAAACCATAGATATCTTCCATTCTTTTATCTTGTTGTTTTAAGTTGTCGGGTTTTATGTGTGCGTATTTAGCTACACCTAAAGGGTCTGAAGTAGGTTGTATTCCAATAGGAAACTTACCTTGTGAAAATAACACTTCGATAAGCTGTCCATAAGAAGCTAATACTTTAGTCTTTGTTACCTTAACAAATACTTTAGACTTTTCTGAATCACGAAAAGCCATATCAGAACCATAGATTCCTCTATAGTTTCTGTAAGACCTTAACCATCTTTTTTCATCATATAGACGTGCCTGTTCTGCTTCTTTTAATCTAGATTCAATTAAAGAACCTAGATTACTATAAGAATCATCTTTAGCATCATCTAATGATTTTACTTCATCAGTTTCAGATAAGCCACTACTGCCTATATTACTATGCGGCATTTATATTTCCTTAGTAATCTCTTTCGTCCGCCATTGAGAAAACTTTTTTGTCTACAGTATTTTTTACTTTTCTACCTGCTGCTACATCTGTTTCACTGTAATCATCTGCAGGTAAAGCTGTAGCACTCTTTACAACATTAGTTTTGGAATCGCCCTGCTTTGAGGCTTCGTTTCCATACATGTTTTCAGGAAGTTCTCCTTGCTTGTATTGTTTCATTATTGCCATTTTATTTGTCTCCTTTTAGTTGTTTCTGTATGTAAGGTAGTAACCAAGGGTTGTCTACATATACAGTTGTTAGTCCATTCGCAAGAGTATTGCAAATTTTTTCTTCTTCTTTATCATCTAATTCTATTCCCCATTGATATACTATAGCATGAAGTATTTCATGTATTAAAGTATTAGTATGAGATATGTCATCTTCTGTTGATGATAAAGCTATCATTCCATCGGATGCAAGAAACTGTCCATTTATTTCATTGCACTTCGATACGATAGAATCTAAAGTTTTTATCTTATAGTTTCTATATCCTATTTTAATATCTTTCATTATAATCTAAATTCAAAACCTATAACTACTCCAACATTACCTTTTACTTCATATGCAGGGGCTATAAAAAAATTATCTTTTTTAATTCTTAACATTGGTGCAATATTACTTCCTGTATATCCAGTAACTAAACCATACTCTATTTCTAAATTATTGTAGTTATGTATTTTTCCTATATAAGAACTTATATTATATTCACTATTATAATAAACTCCTAGTATAGTATTGTCTATTGTACATCTAGCATGTGGATGTACATAGTTATATTCATTTTCTAAACCAACATGCATTGATAAAGCTACTAATAAAGATAAACAACTCAATATCCAAACACACTATCTGCAGGTGCTGCTCTTTTAGGTTCGTTTACTTTATCTATAAAATCTTGTTTAATAGGATGTATTGGTCTACTCATACAACCATATCTTAGTGCATCATAAGCATGGTCTTCTGCGTGTGTATTTACATCTTCAGGATTATTTTTATCTACTGGTAACATAGGTAATGTTCTAATTAAATTAATACAATTATCTAAAATAAATAATGAAGGATATCCTGTTTCTTCATCTGGTCTTAATCTTTTATGTATTTCTAATTTACCGGCTACTCTACTTCTAGGACTTCTATCGGATGGCCTCCAACGACAACCTTCTAGTATCATAGTCTCTGCAATACTCGGTCCTATATCACCTCGTCTTGCCCAAGTAGAACTATCAAGTACACCATATCTAATATACTCACCTTGTTCTGCTTCTAAAACTCTTCTAGCAAATAAATCTGCTGTAACTTTTTGTGTATATAATTCTCTGTAAACAAATAAATTATTATCAAAGTCTATTGCTATCCATAAACAACAAGCCGGTGAACTATAACCCCAGTCACATGCTCTAAATCTCATCCAGTTTCTAGGAATATCAAAAGGTTTAATAACATGTACCTCTTTATTAAACTCTGGAAAAGATGAATCTTCAAATGCTTCCCAGTTACCTTCTAAGAATTGTTTTCTTTGTACTTCTGGTAAAGATGCTAACATAGCATAATAATCATCAGTCTGCATGAGATAAGGATTATCTTCTAGTTTAGCAGGAATAAATCTTCTAGATATTTGTTTAACACCATTAGGAGTTTTAATATCTATATCAAACTTTGTATTAGGTACTGCAGGGTCAACAAACATATTCTTAACCCACATCGAACCTACGTTTCCCGGATTACCTGTTGCTCTCATGTAAACAGGAATACTTGGGTCTACACTTCGTAAAGAGGACCGAAGAAAATTATAGATATCTTCGGTAGGGTATTGCGGTAATTCGTCTATGCCTATCCAAGTATATGATTGTCCTTGGTAGCGAAGAGCATCAGTTAAGTTTTCCGCATATCCAAATTCTATTCTAGCACCTGAAGGAAACTTCCATTCTTTTTCTTGCTCTCTCCATTTAGCACCGGGATAAGCTTTTGAATATAATTGTTGTGAGTGATTAATTAAATCTCTCAACTCAGGCATTGTACGTCTAATTAATAATGCTCTGTGTTTTTGTTTGTGACAATAACGTAGTGGGTCAACCAACATTGCGTATGATTTACCACCGCCTCTTGCTCCACCATAAAATACTTCTCTTTCTGAAGCTGCTAAAAATTGTGTTTGTGGTCCTTCGTTTGCTTCAAAGATAACTTCTCTATCTTTAATAGCTTCTCGAATATTAGGAGTAGCTTCATCAATCTTATTTTGTTCAATGACTTGTTGTTTACCTTCAAGCACATTGTCTATATCTTTTATTTTACTTTTTGTAGACCAGTAATTATCTTGGGCTTTTTTTAAATCTTGTTTTCTTTCACGTAATAAATCTTGTGCAG